ACGAAGGAATCCCATAAGTCTCATGTTCAACAATCTCCAGTGGGTAGAAACGATCCGCGCAGAACTTCCGTAGGTGCGTGTAGAGACCCACGTTCATCTGTTTAGTCATCATGTTATAGAGTTTGACTTTTCCGTCCCAGTGTCGAGACTTATATGCAGGCATGTACTTGTAGCCAGGCACAAAGAACGAGAAGTATTCCTTCAATTCATTCTCTTGGGCTGGATGGGCCTCTACCATAAAATGGGAGTAGTCCTTCATCCTAATGCGAATCTTGTTATCCACCAGCCTCGAATCGACGATAATCAATCATGTTCTTGATCGTCGAATGCCTCCATTTGATCATGTTAAGAATATCTGTAAGACTATCTATCTGTGCTTTAAGTGCGAAGATTCTGTCTTCAGACTTAGAGATCTCTGGGTCGGAGTCGTAATAGTAGTCCATCTCACCCTTGAGAATCTTGAGACCGTTGAATGGATCTGGATCCCACCCCTTCTCCTGTAGAGTCTGTGGGTCCATCTTACCGTTGTAGTACAACCACTTCTCCTTCAACAGGATCTTCTGTGACGCCTCTGCGCGACGTAGGGTAAGTTTGGTTACGGTGAGGTATTCTAAATACTTTGCGTGTAGCATGGGGATTTGACGTGATGTCTCATCCAGTTGGTGCATAGGAATAACAGAGTCCTCTGTCCACTCCTTGTGTATCACTTCAATATTAAGCATGTATAATCCGTGGGGTTTTCAAAACTACATTATATCACATATCGGTGATCGTTTCAATACAATCTTTCCAATAGTCTTCGTCATGACCCAACACGTAACTGAGAGTCATACGGTAACATTCTGTTCTTGCGGCATGGTAGACTACATTACCTGAATCGTAGTCTCCAAAGTATCCCGCTTTGCAATTCCACCCCTGTTCGTCTTGCACCGTTATGACTTGTTCGGTCTTAGGATCGACATATTTGAACCACCCGTCTCCTCTCTCGGACCACGTGAAGATCACATTGTATGCGGATGCGTCTGCGTTATTATGCCAACCGATGAAACCGCCTGGCGGGTAGAGTGTTGAGAGTGCACTGTGTTGCACACCTAGTTCCTCCATTAAACTGGAGTTCAGTGTGTTCCACGTCTTGCGGTATTCTTCTGGGTGTGTCCCAAAGTAGTGATCGGGTTTGATAGGATAACAGAAGGAGTTCTCTGCGGCACCTCTGTGTCCACGACCTTCGTCGATGACGCGCCACATCTCCTCTTCGCCCGTGTAGTGGTCTGACTGTCCACGCAACTCCTCGACCAGACATCGGTTTGTCTGTTCGGGTTGATACAACTCTCGATACGTATATCGGAAGTCTTCTAGAATCTCCAAGAGGTTCCGGTTCTTTATATCTAATTTTACCATCATGATATAGTGAATTTAGTAAACCTAAATGATGTTTCGTATGTTATATATGCAACGTCTCCGGCAGTAGCGTTCAATTCGACCGAACCTATCTGGGTGGGAAGACATCCTTCATATGTTATTTTGATGTTTGCATTGTTGTGACTGGTGAGAATAATAATCGTGATATCGTGAGATAAATCCTCAGACGAATCTACGGTGCGTTGCATCCAATCTTGCATTTCTTTATAAGCGACCATGTCTTCGTCTAGGATGAGACTAATTGACAAATCCGAATATTCTATTGTGTCAGCGGCAACAGGAAATCTTTGTGTTTTTGGAACAGGCATCTCAAAAGGTGTTGCTGTAGAGCCTGGGTGTGTTACTGACTGCGCAAAGAATTCAAGGTTACCATATTTCGCGCGCTCAATTACGATACGGAATCCCGTAGGTTGTAAAAGGTTTGTGTTTGATGTTACGCTCATAATCTATCCTCGTTATCGAATTATTTATACACAAAAAAAAGGGAGTCCGAAGACTCCCCAAAATGACTAGTAGACTAGTTCTTTTTTATTATGATCCTTGGACCATTAGGTTGTCAACGCGGAAGATGCGGTAGTATGTGTTCGCACCTGCTGTGTTAGACATATCGTGTTGGCCTGGACCTGATACGAATGGGTTTGACGCCATGCCGTAACGAGTCTTGAAACCAATCTTAGGTTGGAATGTATCTTCTGCAACAGCCTTGACCATCTGTAGTGGTACGTATGGGCAGTAGAACATACCTGCGTCGTATGCGTTTGAACCCTTATAACCAACTGTTAGGTAATCAACAGTTGCATATGGGTCGATGAATACGCGTAGACGACCGTTTAGAGTACCAGCGAATGTGTTACCAGTATCATCTACTGATAGACCAGCGCCTGGCGTGTAGTCTAGTTGACCAGAAGCAGCAAGTGCAGTAGCAACGTCAGATGAACATACAACGATGTTACCCTTACCACGACGTGTAGCCTTCGCGATTGCGTTTGCTTCACGATCGATTTGCATTGCAAGACCCTTGAACTTCTCAGCAGACCAGCGACCGTCGCCGTCTGTTGATACGTCAAAGATGCCTGGAGCAGCGACGTTAGAAGTCTGTGCACCTAGAACCGCTTGAGAGTTGATTGTGCGAACGATTTCACGGTTGATCTCTGCAAGGATTTCTGTAGACAGAATGTTTGCAAGTTCTGTTTCTGCGTCTAGACCGTGGATTGCCTTTAGGTCTTGCGCAAGTTCTAGTGAGTACTCAGCCTTCAGTGCGCGTGACTTAGCAACAACGCTCTGCTTCTCGATTGAGAAACCCATTTCCTTGAATGAACCGTCAACTTCACCTAGAGACTCAGAAGCGCCTGTAGACATTGGTCGGCCTGGTAGACCTAGTTCACGACCAGTTCCGTCAGTTTGTAGACCAGCAAGACCTGAAGATTCGCCTGTTGCATCGACTGCACCAGAGAAACCAGATTGTGGTTCATCAAGACCTAGTGCTTCGTTGCCTGGTCCCTGACCGTTGTAGTGTGACTTCATCGCGAAGATTAGACCAGTTGGACCAGACATTGGCTGGACACCACATAGGTCGTATGCCATTAGGTTTGGCATTGCGCGACGTACTAGTGAGATTAGAACTGGATCCCAGTTCGAAATTGCACCACCAGTTGAGTTGGTTGGTGCTTCTGCTAGGAAACCTGCTGTTGCATTGCGCTCTTCCATTAGAGCACGTTCTTGGTTTTCTAGGACGGCAGCAGTTACTGCCTTACGTAGTGGATCAGTGATCGCGCCAGCAGATTCTTCGTTAAGTACTGGTGACCACTTCTCAATCAATGTATCGAATGATTGCATTTTACTATTCCTTATTGCTTAGTGGTTTTACGAAGAGCGTGTAGGTAATTCTCCATTACAGATGAAACCTCTACTTCTTCCTCTGTCGTTTCTTCGACAGATTCTTCAAGTTGCTCTGGGATTTCTTTTGAGAAGTATGATTCCTTGACAGTGTTAACCTTCGCAACGAAAGATTCTTCGTTTTCAAAGTCAACGCTTTCTAGGAGACCCTTTAACTTCTCCGCTTGTGTATCTGCTAAATCACGTGATGCCTCAGCGATGATAGTGTTACGCTTATAAGTTTCAAGTTCTTCAGCTAGTGAAATTGCATCACCAGTAGTGTTGTTTAGACGTTCTTCTAACTCTTCTACTTGTCCTGCAAGTTCGTCAACTAGGTCGACCTTGGCTTCTGGAACTTCGATGTATGATTCTACGAATAGATCACGCATGTTGTTCATGAAAGACTCTGCGACTTCAGTACGTAGACCGTTCTGAATAGCAACCTTGTTATCTTCCATCCAAGTTTCAACTACATAGTTTAGGTATGAATCAACCTTACCGACTAGGTCAGTTTTGATTGTTTCGACTTCTTCAGCAAGTTCTACCGCGTAGTTCTCTTCAAGACGTGTGATCTCTTCTGAAAGCTTTGACTTTACAGCCGCTTCGAAGATTACAGATGTCTTTTTCTTGAACTCTTCAGATAGAGTCGCTTCACCTTCAACAATAGCAGCAAGTTCGGACGCAGTGTCCACTTCTTCTGCTACCAAGTCTTCGGCATTTACAACACCTTCATGCATCTTGTTATAAGCAGCTTGAACATCTGATTTACTAGATGTCATTAACTTATTATGCATTGCGTTGATCATTCCCGCCTTGGTTTTTGGTGGGGTAGCCTTTGGAGCAGCATCGGATGCCTTGTCAACTGAAGCCTGTGCTTCTGGTTCAGTGACTGCATCTTTGTTTTCTGGTGCTGCTTCTTCGAGAGTTTCCTCCACGATTTCGTTAGACTCAATCTCAGTATCGCGGATTTCACTTTCTACTGCTTGATTTAAATCAGTCATAGTGACTCCTTTATAGTTTAGATTTGATTAACGAGAGGAAATTCTTGAATTCACGAATCTGCACTTCAGGACGATGTGCGATATGTGCTTGCTTAATTTCAGTCTCAATATCTTCAATAGCTTGAGGTTCTAAGATTCCATTATTCCAGACCCAATCCACACCTTCCATAATCCCATTAACAAAAGCTTCCGGTGCCGATGGATCTTGCACGATATCTACCGTAGCAAGAATAAAATCATCTTTGACGTACATTACGCCGTTTTTACTCTCAAGACTTCCCATTCCACGAGTTGACACACCTAGTTGAACACCTCCTTCTAAGAGACCTTTCACTATCTGACCCATTGGGGTATCCAATATTTGTGCCTTTCCAACCACATCATTTCCTTCAAATTTCAAGTCAGTAATGAGGTGAGAAACTTTATCCAAGTTAACAGTCGGACCTTCAGGGTGATTGAGTTCCCCAACAGCACGTTTTTTGCTAACTTGATTTTCAACATACGTATTTACCGCCTTCTCCATAATTGGTTTTGGGTAGATACGTCCGTTACGATTCTTTTTGTCTGCCTGAGCGAATACACCTTCAATGACAAAGTTCTTCTCGCCGTTCTCTTTGGCTTCAACGATGCATTCAATGTCGTTTTCTACGAATTCGCTAATCAGCTTCATTTTATTTTCCTAAGTCCTTCAGGACTTGTTTTGCGGTTGTTTCCGCTTCTTTTTGCGACTTAAAGGTATCGACAGAATCTCCGTCAATTGTTAGATGGAATCCTTTCGCGACTTTAGTAATGACAACAGGATAACCAGACATCTTCTTGTTGAAGACGACCTTGTCCTTTGCCTCACGAATTTCTTGAAAAGTTTTCATCTTGCCTCCTTATTAGTCTATTTATACACGAAAAGTTTTTAACATCGATTTTATTCGAGTTCTTCCGTATCAAGTCCGAATACATATTCCTCAAAATCACCCGACTCAAATGCCGCATCGATTTCTTCGTCGGTTACTTCTAAATCTTCTGCTTCAACACCGTTGAAAATCTGATTAGCAACACTAATCTTTTCGGTGTCTAACGAATCTTGAACCTTGTCTTGCATAATGGTGTTAAATAGTTCTTCGGCAGAAGTGAAATTTCCGACCTCTAAAGCACCGATTAAATTTTCAGTTGTTTCACTCATTACATATACTCCTTAAAAATCATCATCCATATCGTCGCTGTTTGAGTTCTCAGCTTCGACTTGTTTCGCCATCTCTGCGATGTCCTCATCATTGAACATCATGACGTTCTTCATAACCCACTCACGTGAGAAGTACTCTCCTACGTATGTGGAAACCTGATCCATAGTCTGTAGTCGTTCTCGCAGTATTTCTGCTTCCTTCAATTCGACAAAGTGGTTGTCGCGGTTGAAATCGATCTGGATGTGGTTCTTCCACGACTCCCAATCTTGTTCAGTACATGTACCTTTCAGTAACAACTGCTTTCTTAAAATACCTGTGAATAGGTTTGCAAACTTACGTCGCAACCTGTCAATGAACTTCTGAAACTTAACCTCATCACGGTTGATCTCTGTCGCACGACCTAGTGCGAACTGTTGTTCCTGTTCGAGACGCGATAGGGGCACGTTCAATGAACGATACAACTTCTTTTGGAAATAAATTATGTCGTCGATCTGACCAAGGTTCTCACCGCCTGGCAGTGTACTGATCTCTGTTCCTCGACCACCCTCACGACGTGGTAACCAGAAGTCCTCAAGCATCGACATGTGCTTTCGGTCATCCTTGATCTCACCCGTCTGTGCATCATAAACGATCTTGTTACGGTAACGCGACATAATGTCTTTGATGTATTGTTCTGATTTACCCTTCGGTAAGTTACCCACGTCGATGTAGAAGATACGACGCTCAGGTGCGCGAGACATACGATAGATGACCAACGAGTCTTCCATCATGCGCAACTGGTTTACGGGTTTAATTGCTTTCTGTAGATAGGATAGGACACGTTTCTTTGAGTTGTCCAATAAACCTGAAGTGATATACGAAACAGAATCAGAGGTCAACTTGACACCAGTACCTGTACCGCCTTTGTCTTGGTAGATGTAAAACTCATTTACCTTGTCTACCAACTTCGCGCCAGTTGCTGGATCTGTTTTGTGTTTCACCTCTTTGACCTTGCGAATCTTTGCAGAGTCGATCGGACGGATCTCTTGGATCCCCATCTTAGGATTAGATGTGTCAACCACAAGGTGGTGATATAGACGACCATCGACATACCATGAACGGAACATGTCGTGACCGTATTCCTCGAAGTTCAACATTGCAACGATGTTGCCGAACTCTTCGAGTAGTGTGTTTTTGATTTTGTCTGAGGTGTCGACCTTGTCTAGGTTCAACGCAACAGTAGATTCTAGTTCACCCGCAACGATAGATTCGTTTAGGATGTCTTCAACTGCAGCATCGACTTCCGGATGTTCCGCGACTTGTCGATACTTAGCGATGAGTCCATGATTATCCTTAGCAGAACCGCCTTCCATGTCAATATACTGTCCGAAGTACGAACCTGACGCGGTGACGTAACCAGCACCATCCTCATCCACTTTAGGGACGATAGATGTTACTTTATTTTTATCTTTTTCTTTTGACGCTCTCTTCAGTTCGAAACCGAATGCGGAGAAAACGTTTGAGTCATTATCTGCCATAAGATCCTCAGTTCAAGTATAAGGGGGTGCAAGGCACCCCCATCAAACTTACTTATAATACCTTTAACTAGTGGTATTTGACTCCCAGTATTGGATTGCGAAATCAACTTGGAATTCCTCGATCGCGTCGTTTGAGTCATATGATAACTCAATTGATGCGACACTGATTGGGAATGCACCACGGAATGTGTACGATTTTAGTACGCTTCCGTCTTTGTCAAGTTGTTCTACAGTCATATCTGCTTGGTATGCAACAGGACTTGTTAGACCTGAGTTTGCACTGTGACCATTGATGCCGTTCATCCAGCGTTCCATTGCGTCACGAACTTCAAAACCTGTGTCGTTAGTTACCGTTACGTTCCAGTCTTCGAATGTACGGTCACCCGCAATCTTTAGGACACGACCACGGAAAGGTACATCAATTGCAGGTACCGTTGATGCAGGTAACTGTGATGCCTTACACATGAATGAAGTTAGTTCTGAATCTCCACCAGCATAAGCGGGGAAGTTCATGATGACACGGAATAAGTTAGCACGTGCACCACCACCCTTTAATTTTGCTTTAAAATCGTCTACTCTAAGTGACATGTTCAATCTCCTTATACAGTGCCGACAACTTCTTCAAATTCGACGCCGGTACGAACCGCGACGAAGTTGAGAGTGACGTAGTTGATTGAACGTGCTGGCTTAATAAAGACAGACGCGATGAATTGATTCTGGTCAATGATTTGTGGCGTGTTGTTTGTATCGTCACAAACTACACGGAAATCCGTGATACCACGACGACCCTGAATCTCACGTAGGAATGGTTCTACGATGTTTGTAAACTCTGCGCGTGTGAAGTCATCGTTCAGTTCGAATAGAACCTGTTTCGCTGCTTCACCGATTGCACGTTCGATGACTAGGAATAGTCGACGGACGTTGATGCGATCGAATGCAGATGGACGTGATAATGCAGTCTTGTCACCGAATAGTACGGTTCCTTGTCCTGGCATAGAAACGATTGGGTTAACTCTCGCTTCATACATGGCGTTACGATCAGACTTTGTTGGGTTGAAAGAAAGTGCTGATACACCGAAGTACTGACCACGACGTGTTCCCGCTGGGGAGAACCAAGGTGCAGAGTCTAGGTCAGACGCTGCCATGATGCCCGCAGTTGATGAACATGCTGGGATCATTTCGTACTTGTCTTCATACTTGTTGTAAACCTGAACCCAGTTGCCGTCCATGATTAGGTATGAAGATGAAGGTTTTGTAACTGCCCAGTCAACAACGTGTTGCGCAGAGAAAGGTGCTTGATCTGGTGATGCAACAACAACACAATCCATGCGATTTTCTGCAATTTGAACAACATTAGATACTTGGTTGTTTGGGACGTTATGCACACAAATGAAGTCGATCTGAATTTGATCAACATCGCCGTATGCACTTTCTATCGCACCTATGTTGCTACCTGCAACGTCTGTTCCGTCTTGTAAATCATAAGTGTCAGCTACTGGCACGTCTGATAGAGAGATCCAATTGGAACGACGGTTTACGTATTCGATTGCATAACGTTCGTCACCGACCGTTGCGCTTAGGAAGTCAAATGATTCGACTGATTCATTGTCATATGAAACATCGACCGATAAGTCTGGGCTTACGCCCGTAACTGTTACGGATAGTTTATTGCCTTTCGTGCCGACATGTTTTGCAGAGATGACACCATCTGCTGCAGCAACGCCGTTATTTACACGAGTTACAAATGCACTACCCGAATACTTTAAGAACTGAGCGACTGCAAGGAAATCCTTTGAATCACTTCCGTCCTTTGGAGACCCGAATTTAGAAACTAGTTCTGCTTCGTTACCGACAAGAACTGGTTCGTTTGAAGGGCCCCACGCGAAGTCTCCGACGAATGCGCCAGTTGTAGAAGTGACCGCTGGGACAATTCCCGACAGGTCAATTTCTTTCAACTGGACATGCGGAGATGCCTGTGAAATAAGAGCCATGATTGTATCCTTCTAGTTAAGGTATAATAAGTTAAACATAATACGGAGTAATATCGTCAATAACACTATTTATAACTTACCAGTTTTCACCGTAATTTGCATCGAACGGGGTCTGAAAGTTCGTCCATTCTGCGCCATCTGTTGACGGTGCCTCGACCAAATCTCTACCATCATCGATGATGCCGAATGGTGGTAGGTCTTCCTCGATCTGCGCCATCCTTTCTTCAAACAAAAGGTTCTTGATGTTCATGTCGAAGTTGTCACCGAATGATTGGGTGGAGACGAAGTAACCGAACATCACTAGGTTCATCATCAAGTCGTCGTGGTTACCATCACTCGCCTCATAGGATACTCCTTTAGAGACAAATGTGGAGATCTCTAGAATAGTTTCTTCATCAACTACTTGTAATTTATTGTTCTCTAAGATATCTTTAATAGACGAACACCCGATGCGTTTTACTTTACGAGTCATCGTTACACCGATAGCGTCTGACTTGATAGCGGATTCCAAGAACATATTTTCATACTCTAGATCTTGGTAGAGACCAACTGCAACCAATATTCCGGCATCATTATTTTCAACAATACATAACGCTTCGTTATAAAGATTCGCATACTTATAAATAATACTCGGGTAGAGCAAGGGAGAAATATTGTTGTTTCGATATACAGCCACTTGTTTAAATGGCCTTTGTGATACATCGATTACCGTAAATGTCGAATAGTCCTGTCCTCTACCCTTACTTACATCCACGGTCATGATATACTCATGATCTTTGATGGGTTTCTCATATACCTTGAGATCCCCACCTTCCAATAGATTTATTGGTTGTCGCGCACGTAGATCTAGCAGGGTATTACCCTCGATCAATGTGTCACCCGTCCCGAAGAAGGTATTCCCAAATTCCTGATCAAACTGGAGTTGGGATGTATTCGCGATGGTTTCCTCTTTCCACCTATCATCTCGCCCAGGCACATCCCACCAATCTACACGATAGGGTTTGTATTCGTTTACACCTTGCACGGCACCTTCCCAGATCTTATGATAAGTATTACCGATACCATTCGCGGTTGATGTAATGATCACCTTAGTGTCTACACCGGAAGATACTACGGGATAGGTTGACGTATAGAATTCTGCCGCGTTCTCAACGAACGCAAACTCATCTAGGAATAGAAGGTTAACCGACATACCACGAATGGATGATCCAGATGTCGCCGCTGCAACGATACGCGAGTTGTTTGATAGTTCGATAGACCCTTTGTTGAGAGCCTTACAACCCGGCTGTAGAAAGAAAGGAAGATTTTCTAACATCAAGGTCACACGCGCCAACATCTCACGCGCGGTTGCACCCTTGTTCGCAAGGATCGCAATAGTCTTCTCTGGGTGGAATAGGGCATACCATAGAATGTATCCGACCGAACTGATAGACTTACCTGACTGTCGACACGCTAGGACGATAGAGAACCTGTTGTCCTCAAAGTGATCAAACATGTCTTCTTGATACGGGTAGAGGTTGAATGGAACGAGACCTTTGTCTAGATGAATAACCTTGACGTACTGTTTGCAGAAATACGAAGGATCCTCCATGCACTTCTTATACTCACGGAGTTTCGTGGCGTCCCATTCTTCTGCGACACCATCTCTTTTAATCTGAGGATTGCCTAGATAGGAGTTCTTACTATAACTACTCATCGTCTTGGTCTATGACCTTCTCATCCTTGTCCCCCAATAGGAAACGCTGGAGTTCAGTTGTCGACCCGATGAATAGATTATTGTTCGTGGTGTTTTTCTCTTTGGGTTTGTCGTCTTGCAAGAGTTCTTTTTGTTTCTTGTTAAGTTCCATCAGCTTGTCGTTGACATTAGCGATGTCCTTGATCATATTAGACAACACCTCGAATGCTCGGGGATGTTCTGATTCACGCGCGACCTGAATCATTAGGTCAAGTGATTCTCGACCTTTCTCGATTAGATCATAGTAGGTATCACGGGAGTACTCATAGTCCTGTTCGTGGACAAAGTTTTTTCGGTCATCGTCCGTGATAATTGTTGGGGGGTTATGACTGTCTGTCATCGGTTATCTCTATATTAAAACCAAAGTCTCCGTTTGAATTTACGTCAATCGGATCTGGTGTCACACGTACATTACTTAGGAAATCTATATCTCCAATATCGGAGACTATTGCGTTAAGCTCTGTATTTACTTCGCGAATCTCTGTGCCAGTTTTTATTGGACCATAGAAATTTGCATTCATATCAAAGGATAGAGTGTATATGATGGTTCGTCTTTGTTCAACCGGACCTTCAAAGTCATCTGAGAAATTGACTCCTGTTAAAGTAACAGGAATGTCTTCCTTGATTTCTGGATAATCAGAGAATGGTTTTACCGACAGGGAATACTGCGGAGCAAAGTATGGTAAGATCTGTTCTACCACCTGCAACGCGTCATCTTGTGACTTCGCATAAATGTTTAGTTCAAAACCAATCTTATATGGAACACCACAAAACACATCTTGACGATTACCACTAATTTTACTTTCTACACTTACTTGATTTACTTTTGGCAGTTGTCTGGCAGAATCATATGATATTGAAGAAACCTCAAAGGACATACGAGGCAACTTTAATGCGACCTTACGTTCGGACTGTTCTCCCTTACTCATCTCTTCTAGTCGTGAGATGAAGTTTCTACGAGGTGCATAAGTCAAAGGTAATTTGACCTGAGACAATACTTTACCGTTTGCCGCGGTTCTTAGTATATGCATATCGTTGAACATAGACCCAAACAAAGCAACACAAGTGCGCATACGTTTATGGTAAAAATGACCACCCATCATTAGACTATATCTCCAAACGGATTAGATTCACTGAAATCGAGGAAGTCCTCTTCCCAATCATTGAATACTTTATTCTGCGCATCGACCTGTATTTCATTGACACCTTCGTCTTGTGAAGATGGAGTCATAGACGCATTCGGTCCAACGACTGGACGATCTGTCGCCCACTCATGATACTTACCATCGGTCGCACCTGTGTGTGCAATTTTTAACACACGAGTGTCACTACTCCATGAAGCGACCTCGCCATTTAGTATGTAGTCGTCGAATACCTGTTGGACATCTTCCCCAATTAAGTAGTAGGATTCATCGTCTGCGACTCTTGGAGGCATCTGTAGTTCGTACTGAAATGCACCCTCAACCTCGACATTATCAATGTCTGGAATACCAGTGTCGAAGTCTTCGTCTGAGAACTCGAATAACTCGCACTGCATACGGAAGGTAGGTAGTTGAGATAACTGATAAAACGGAGTCTCCGTCTCGACCTTCATCACTTGGAACAGTGACTCGGACATAGGCAGGTAGATCACATCACCTTCGCGTGGTCGGAACTGCGCATCCGCAAGACGGTCACCGACCAGCTCTCTCCATCGACGACGCGCGATGACGAAGGTGGCTTGGTCACGAATCTCAATACCAAACTTGGTAAAGATGTCTCCCTCTCCATCGAACCCTTCTGCGTTCTCGATGTAGACCTCGACCTTATATGCGTCACCGAACTGAGACTGAATGCTGTCTAGGAAGATGTCTTCCTTCTCTACGATCTCTCGTGGTAGGTAATAGACATCCTGTCCGTAGAATTTGATAGACTCGATTATCAAGTCCTCATATAAACTCTGTTCGGATCGGTTCTTTTGACTTATGTATGGATTAGTCGCCATGGTTTACCCCATAAAGAACATTGGACCTTCGTCCTCTTCCAATCGGAACTTCTCCATGATCTTGTCGATGTCTGCGATTGCGTCATCATAGATTTGACGACCATTGATAGTAACCCCGCCAGGTAATGACATACCGTCAAACTTGATTAGGTTGATGCCCCACTGACGCTTGATCAGTGCAGTTGTGTATTCTTTCAGGAAGCGGTGGTTCCATAGATTATTGTATTCGGACACTGCATCGTCCGGACTGCGAATACCATAGACTTCAAACACGACGAAGTCTCCCTCTGTTAGTTTCGTTTTGGAAACAAGTAGGTTCACACGATTGTACTGTCGATCAAAAGTAATCTGTGGTCGACCCATCAACTTCATGTCGAGTAGCGATAACTGTTGTTGCATACCTTCATAATACGCCAGATCACCCAACACACCGTTTGCACGAGTGAAGTCTGATATGGTATACTGTAGATACTGCCAAGCGTCACTAAACCACCCCTGAGAGTTCGACAGGGAGACTGGTAACATACGTACCACCGCAGTCAAATCAAGGTCGTCCGGTAGATCTACGGTCTGTGTGTCGACATCCTGTTGTGTTAGTTGATGTTTGAGATAATATCTCTTCGACCCGTCTGGGTGGTTCTCACGGAACCATTGAAGTGCCTCATCAACACGATCATCTAATTGTTCGTCATCGATATTGATCTCAACAACTGGATGTCCCAGTGCACGTAGGCAATACTCGATTAGTTCTTCTCTGTCAGTAGCGTACATCTAATGTGTCTCGAAGTTACGTGTGTGTCTCTCTATTTATACGATTTTATTTATAGACATAAAAAAAGGGAGTCCGAAGACTCCCTCTTTCATCGAAGTTCTAAGAACTTGGATTAGTTGACAACAGTACCGTTGACATCGTAGACATCGATACGGTAGTGTGAACCGTGTTGTCCGTCTAGTTTGTCCGAGTTAGTTGAGTTGTCTGGTACAAGAGCACCCGCAGTTTCTGATAGATCTAGTGAGAACTTACCAGAAGCCTGATTGTAGTCTATGCATGAACCGTTGTCCGCACCGACACATGCCTTCGCACGTGATTCGGTGAAGTATAGGTTGACTTGACCTTCTGATACGTTATCAGTGTCCCATGCTTCGATTGCAACTACACCAGATTCTAGTGCAGAGATGCGACTAGTGTTAGAGTTTACAACACCTAATGTAGAACTATCCGCTGATTGGAATGCACTAACGATCTCTGTTAGAGAGTCTAGTGATGCTTGGTCAGTGTTCTCTTCGATAAAGTCGATCTGACTTTGTAGTATCGCATCAGCAGACTGACGATCAAGAATTTCTTGTGTGATCGCAGCAGCGTTTGATTGCTCTGCCGCAGTCGCACGAGTCTGTTCGTCTGAGATTGCCGCAGCGTTAACTGCTTCCGCTGAACTTGCACGAGAGATCTCGTTGTTCAGTGAAGCCTGTGTTGCGTAATCTGCTTCGATCGTTCCAGCACGACTCTGTAGAGCAGCGATGTCGTTATCGTTAGACGTGATCTGTGCTTGTAGGTCAGACTTGTCACCAGTTGTTGAGTTGTCTAGTGCATCGATCTGTGACTGTAGACCGTTGTCCGCAAGGATGCGAGCGTTAGTCTCAGCAGTGATCGCGTTCTGACGAGCAGTTGTTTCAGCACTTACCGCAGCTGCACGAGCACTTGCCTCTGCGGAGATCGCAGATGCGTTAACACCTTCAGCAGCAGTTGCACGAACAACTTCCGCAGCGATTGCAGACGCATTAGACGAAGTCGCAGTTTCAGTCGCATCCATTTCTGATTCTAGGGTTGATACACGACCCGTTAGGGCAGATGCGTCACCACCTAGGTTATCGATCAGAGTTTGTAGACTTGTATCAGCACCTTCGTATGCCGCAACTAGTTCTGTCAACTGATTCAGTGTTTCTGGTGAACCGTTGGTGATTGCAGATACTGCCGCAGATACTGTGTCGATGTTAGACTGTAGAGTGTTGTCTGCACCAGCACGAGCACTTGCTTCTGCATCGATGTTTGACTGAAGTACTGCGTCAGCAGCGATACGTGCAACTTCTTCTGCGTCGATTGCGTCTTGTAGTGACTGACGACCAGATACACCACCAGATGATACTGTATCAATCTGTGCCTGTAAAGAACCCTCTACCGCAACCGCACGTGCAGTCTCAACGTTTATTTCGTTTGAGTTTGCAACGTCACCCGCATCAGCATGTGACTTAGCACTTGCTTCTGCCGCATCTGCTTTAGAAGTTGCGTCAGCAGCTGCGGTTGATACTGAAGCAGAATCGCCAGCGTCAACATATGCCTTAGTTGCCGCATCTTGTGCCGCAGTTGGATCTGTCATGTTAGTAACTTTGTTACTGTCCATGTCAACTTCAGCGGCCATCTGAATGTTAGATGAACCTGAAGATGTACTGATACCAGAAGTACGCGAGTTTGCAGCAGCAATTGCCGCAGCGTTTGCCGCGATGTCTGTATCGTTTGAAGTGACCTGCGATTGTAGATCAGCAACATCTGTTGGTGTTGCAACACCGTTTGTTAGAGTAGTGTTGATTGTTGCGATATCTGAAGCGTTCTGAGCAACAGAACCTGTCAGAGAACTATCAGCATTTTCAAATGCAGCAACAATTTCTTGGAGCGTGTCAAGTGTTTCTGGAGAAGTTCCCAGAATAGCACTTACCTGCGCCTGTAGGTCTGCGATATCAGAAGAAGTCAGACCTGCAACAGCATCGGCGATCGCGGCAGGTACAACCTTACCGTCCGCACCAATTACAGTTACGTCGTTGATTGAGATGTCACCATTCGATACGTCAACGCCGTTCTGTATTCTAAATTTCTTATTTGTAGACATTTTGTTTACCTTTTAGAATTTTAATGGATGGGGGAGAGCTGATCCCTCCCCCGACTATTATCACGTGTTCCTTATGCGTCAACGTATGTTACTGAGACAGAAACTACCGCACCTGCTGATTCAGCGGTGTATAGTAGTTCAATACTCTGTCCGTTTACACGAACGTCTGTATCACCTAGGAATGATGAACCAGTGAATACGACACCATACTCAACAATGTAAGCAGATGTTCCATCGTGGACAACTAGTGCCTCACGAGTTTCGAATTCACCACCAGACTCTACTGTTACAACATACTTAGCAGAACGGTAAGTTGTCTTGTTGAATGCAGAAACTACTGTAGCAGAAGTTCCAACAACAACATCGTTACCTTGTTCAAATACCTTGATATTGTCAGCAAGAGTTTCTAAACCAACCGACTTAGGATCTAGTACACCAACTGAGTTAGTAGACTGTGCGATGATAACCGCCTGTGTACCAACTGGGATTGCAGCGTTGAATGTAATAGTTTGTGCCTGTGCATCGATGGAGTAGTGTACGCCTGGATCCTGAATAACACCACCAACAAAGACGATTGCGTTCTGGTCTTGTGTGTAAAAATCTATCGCGAATGTAGTCTGCGCACCGTCACCAGCCATTGTCTGGCGTTGTGCGTTGTTGAATGCCAACTGAGTTGGATCCTGTAGAGACATTCCGTCTAGAGTGTTGTTTACACGTAGTACATAACCATTCTTACCGTCGTATGCAGTATCAGCAACGTCTGCAAGTTCCAACATGGTCTTTGCAGTATCGATTGAGAATGCACCTGTCGATGGGTCGTAAGATACCTTACCTTCACCCGCAGTGTCTACAGCAGATACTGAAGAACGTGCGCGAGCAGTTGTGAAGTATAGGTTATCACCTTCGGTTACATCTGTAGTTGAGAACTGCGAGATGTGTTGTGCAGCAAGACCTGCATCCAACTGACCCTTGTTTACCGCGTCTTGTGGGTCTGTACCGTTAGCGACTGAAGTTACCTTGTTGCCGCCCATTGATAGGGAACCAGACATCGTGTCTCCAGACTTAGCGACTTTACCGTCGATCTGAGTCTGTAGGTTTGTATCCGCAGCAGCGAACTCACCACGAATCGCAGCGCCCTGTGCCGCACGATCAATGATCTCTTGTGCAAGTCCAGAAGCGTTAGTGGAGATGTCTGTTTGGTTAGTTTGGATTAGAGATAGTAGATCACCGTCTCCAGACTGTAGTGCAGCAACGATCTCTGTTAGAGAATCAAGTGCGGCAGAGTCTGTGTTAGATACGACAAAGTCGATCTGAGACTGTAGTGATGATTCAACACCCTGTGCACGTGTAGACTCATCTACGATTGACTGTGCGTTGACATTGATCAATGCAGACAAATCTGATTCTACACCAGTTGCACGAGTAGTCTCACCATTGATTAGAACGGTGTTTGCATCTTCCGCAGCACTCGCACGTGCGATCTCTGCGTCAATCTGTGACTGTAGGTTGTTGATACCTGAGTTACGAGTGTTATCAACTGCCTTAATGGCAGCGTCTAACTTCGCGTCTGCGTCTGCGAGAGAAGTAGATGAATTCAGGTAGTTAGTTGATGTTGGTGTGATGTAAGTACCATCAGCGTTTACACCAGCAGCAAGTTGAGTTGCAGTCATCTCTGTCTCAACAACTGTTAGACGTGAGTCTAGACCGTTGTCAGCGATTTGACGTGCAGTTGCTTCTGCGTCGATGTTACCCTGTAGAGTTGCGTCAGCACCTGTACGTAGAGCAGCTTCGTTTGCAACGATACCGTCTGCATATGTCTTAGCAGCAGCTTCTGCGTCGTCCGCTTCTGCTTCTGCGTAAGTCTGTGCAGATGCAAGGACAACCGCGTCACGTGCGATGTAGTCTGCTTGATCAATTGTACGATCAGCAGCAAGATCGATACGGATCTGCGTATCTGCAGCAGTACGATCAGCGATCTCTTGTACTAGAGCGTCACTGTCAGCGTCTGCACGTGCAACAGCAGCAGCAAGACCAGATGTATTAGTGTCTGTCTCACCGTGTACTTCGTTGATTGCACCAACAAGAGTTTGTGCAGTTGTGTCTAGAGTTTCAGTTGAAGAACCAACCTTAGTTTCTAGTGCATCGATGTCTGCTTCGTTAACTGTTAGACGACCATCTTGTTCGATGTCCTTCGCTTCAGTTGCGGTTGCACGACTTTCTAGTGAAGTTGCGCGACCTTCGACTGCGTCCATCTCACCTTCTAGAGTAGAGATACGACCTTCGTCTACGTCTGTCTGAGCGTGTAACTCGTTAACAGCAGCAGTAACAGTTGATGCAGTTGTTGTTAGTACCTGCGTACCCATCTGACCTTGTAGAACGTCAACGTGACCTTCTTCTGTAGTCATACGAGTTTCTAGTGAAGTTGCACGATCTTCTACCGCGTCCATTTCAGACTGTAGAGTATCGATTTCACCTTCAGCAGTTGTTACGCGACCCTCTAGAGCAGTTAGATCACCAACTTCTACGTCGATTTCTGCGTGTAGTTCGTTGATTGCGTCTGAGATGTTAGTAGCAACAGTTTGTAGAAGTGCAGAACCTTGCTTAGTTTCTAGTGCAACGATATCTGCTTCGGCAACGTTTAGACGACCGTTCTGAACTAGTTGATCAGAATCTAGACCGTTTAGACGGTTTGTGTGAGCAACGTCTTTCGCTTCTAGGTCAGTAGCACGTAGTTCAACTGCGTCCATCTCTGTTTCTAGAGTAGTTAGACGACCACCGTTAGCATCGATAACACCTTGTAGATCTGAATCTGCTTCTTGGAATGCACTAACGATTTCTGTTAGTGAATCTAGTGCAGCACCATCTTCGTTAGAAACGATGAAGTCAACACGACCTTCTAGAGTTGTTAGGTCAGTACGGATACCACCTTCAACGCCAGTCGCACGTAAAACTTCTGCGTCCAACTGATTCTGTAGATCAGCAACATCTGTTCCTTGTAGATTTTGCAGTGCAAGGATATCAGAATCGTTTGCAGTAACCTGTACCTGAACACTATCTACGTCAGTACGTAGACCGCCTTCGATACCTTCAGCACGGTTCTTCTCAGCAACTACAGAAGCAGCGTTAACTCCCTCTGCGACAGTAGCACGAGTGATTTCTGCGTCAAGTTGATCTTGTAGATCTTGTACGTCAGAACCAACTAGTCCTTGTAGAGCAAGAATGTCTGAATCGTTGTCTGTGATTTGACCCTGTAGACCAGTTACCTGATTTGTTAGGACAGTTTCAGCACCAGATGCGCGAGCGACTTCTGCGAAGATCTGAGATTGTAGATCAGAGTCAACGTTTGTGAAACCTTCTTCTATGGTATCAACACGAGTCGATAGTGCCGCATCTCCAGCAATACGCGCAGCTTGTTCAATAGTGATGTTACCTGCGTTCGTAGAGATGTTGCCGATGTTTGTGTTGATGTCTGTACGTAGACTTGATTCTACACCTTCAGCGCGTTGACGTTCTGTAACAACTGAAGCAGCGTTAGTCTGTTCTGCACCTTGAGCACGTAGAACTTCAGCAGTGATCTGATCTTGTAGATCATCAACTTCAATTGTAGTGTTCGAGTTTAATGCATCGACTTGCGCCTGTAGATCTGAGTCTCCAGAAGCACGAGCAACTTCTTCTGCACGTAGGTCAGTTTCGTTCTGTGAAGAAAGAACCTGAACCGCATCCATCTCACCTTCTAGTACAGTAGTACGTAGAGATAGTGCATCATCTGCAGCGATACGAGCAGCTTCTTCTGTAGCAACGATTGAGTTTGCGTGTGATACAGCCTGTTGTTTCGCAGTTGCGATACGAGCAGTGACAGTGTTTCCACTAGTTCCATTTACGGAAGCGTCACCGATTAGTGCAGTATCTTGTGCGTCAGCGTGTTGTTTCGCTTCCGCCATGTGTGAATCAGCTTCTTGATCCGTGTATGCTTTTGCTTCATCAAGAACATCATCTTTCTCAACTTGAATGTCAACATTGATCTGGTCAATCTGAGATTGTAGACCAGCGTCAGCAGTTGAACGAGTTGATGCCTCTGCGTCGATGTTACCCTGTAGGATAGTGTCAGCAGATGCACGAGTTGTTGCTTCGGATGAAATCGCAGTTGTGTTAGATGCGATAAGAGCAGACATGTCTGAATCAGATGACTGGAATGCACTAACGATTTCTGTTAGTGAGTCTAGAGCAGCTGGATCAGTGTTTGATGTGATGAAGTTGACCTGTGTTTGTAGGTTTGCTTCAGCAGCAGTTGCACGGACTTCTTCTGCATCGATGTTGTCTTGTAGGACAGTTTCAGCAGTAGTCGCACGTAAGATTTCTGTATCAACGCGAACGTTTAGATCAGAATCGCCTGCGATACGTGCAGCGTTCTCGATTGCAACAGAGTTGCTTGATTCAGTGATTGCTTCTGCTTTTGCAGTTGCGATGCGGTCAGTAACAGTATTAGATACAGTACCGTCTACAGATGCATCACCAATCATTAGTGCGTCTTGTGCTTCAGCGTGTGCCTTAGCAGCTGCTTCAGCAGTAACAATGTCAGCACCTAGGTCGGTACGAACTTGTGTATCTGCAACAGCACGTGCGTTGATTTCGTCTTGGATGTTCTGTGCGTTTGCAACTTCTGCACCAGTAGCACGAGTGATTTCACTGTCAAGACGACCTTCGATGCGTGACTCTTCTCCACTAGCGCGACTAACTTCAGTAGTGATCTGAGACTGTAGAGAAGTAGACTTGGTCTCTTCTGTGTCTAGTCGTGCAGATAGTGCGTTGTCACCAGCGATACGTGCAGTCTCTTCCGCGCCGATTAGACCAGCAAGTGAAGTTTCTGCTGATTGTGCGCGAGAGATTTCGACAGTAAGACGGTCGTTGATTTCTGTTTCTTTTGCAACAGCACGGTTAACTTCGCTCGTGATCGCAGTAGCGTTTGCGATGATAGAAGCAGATAACGCGTCATCAGCGTTTTGGAATGCTTCTACGATTTCTGCTAGAGAGTCTAGTGAATCGCTGTCTACGTTGTTGATGAAGTTATTTAACTGTGACTGTAGATTTGCGTCTGCTGACTGATATGCAGCTTCGATTGAATCTTCACGTGCCTTTGCGCGTGTCTCTTCCGCAGTGATGTTAGCCTGTAGGGTAACGTCTGCTTGAGCACGAGCACTTGATTCTGCGTCGATGTTGTTTTGTAGTAGTGTTTCTGCAGCTTGTGCGCGTTGAGTTTCTACTAGAACGTCTGCGTCGATTTGAGCAGCAACATCAGCATTAGCACGATCAGCGGTATAGTATAGGTTAGATCCTTCGCTTAGATCAGATGTACTGAAAGATGCGAAGAATGCGTCTGCACCAATCTTCTTTAATGAGTCGGAATTGACATCATAGAGAAGCGTGAAACAATCCGCAGGGTTTACCATACCTTGAAGGGTTGATTGTCCCTGTACCGCACTTTCGTCAAGTTTGGTATTGATT